TCTGGAGCTTTATCTGCTTCCAACATGGCAGGAATGGCGGATAGTTCTGTTTATGGTGGTGATATGACTCTTGACGAGCTAACGAGCCTTGCTGCAACAACTCCTCGAGATGAGTATACCCGTTTGTTCACCGAGTATCTTGACAAAAACTTTCCTGTTGGAGACACATCATCTATGTCTTCTAGCTCTGGTTTAAGTGATTATAATTTTGACATAGACGATTACACCGATGATTTTTTTGACATGGATGTTTTTGCTGGTATAGATAACACGCCAGGAGAAGGATCAGGCTATGATCCAAGGCTGCCTGAAGATCCGTATCCAAACATACAGGAAATAGAAGTCCAAGGGCGGAAAAGACCAGAAACCGAAAAAGCAGGGTTTATGTCTTCTTTATTAAGTGCTTTAGGTCTTGGTGGAATTATGCAAGGAGGTATTGGAGGCGCTTTTGGAAATATTTTAGGTAGTATGATAGGTGGAAAAGGTTCTGGAAGTCCTTTAATCGACTATCTTATGATGAAATCTTTATTGAAAGACGAGCCTAATGCAGGGGGAAGCGTTCCCATTGGAGGACAAGCTTACGGAGGACCCGCATTTAATTATCAAGATTATCAGCCCACTAACCTACAGCCTGCATTAATGCCGGGCGTAGGCTATGCAAATATGGCCGCTCCTGCAATGATGGGAGGCGGAGAAACAAAACAATATCCAAACAAAGGTTTGGCAGCACTAGCAAAACAAGCGCCTGAAGTGGTTGAAAGAATGGGGTACGAACACGGTGGTTCTATAGAAAACAGACCGGGAGACATCACTTTTGCAAAACTAGAGCCCGGTGAGTTTGTTATTCAAAAACCCGCTGTGGATATTATTGGCATTGAAACATTAAGAAAAATTAACAGTATGGGAGACGGGAGGTCTTACAATGGCTAGTTACGCCGATCCATCAACAACCGCTTATTATGACGAGCCTTATGGCGGCGCAATGCGTCGTGGGTTTTTAGAGTCCGCGTCTGCTTTAGCAAAACAACCTATGCCGATTCCGGTTAGACAATACGCAGGTCTTGATCCTTATGAAATGCAAGCACGAGCAATGGCCGGTGGCCTTGGTGGCTTTACACCGTATTTACAACAAGGTGCAAATATGGCACAACAAGGGTTTGGTACGATGCAACAAGGAGCTGGTGCACTGCCTATGGCGCAACAAATGTATGGTCAGGGCGCTGGAATGTATGGTCAAGCAACAGGTATGGCTGGGCAAGCGGCAAATATGTATGCACCAAGTGCTGCACAACAATTTTACAATCCTTACGAAAATCAAGTGGTTCAACAAACTATGCAAGACATGCAAGACCAAAACGCTATGCAGGGACAAGCCGACAGAGCAAGAGCTGTTTCTTCTGGTGCGTTTGGTAGTTCTCGTGGACGTCTTATGGAACAAGAAAGAGAAAAAGCTTTTGGTCGAGGCATGATGGATGCGGTTGGCGGTTTAAGGCAACAAGGTTTTCAACAAGCACAACAAATGGCACAAGGCGCTGGACAAGGTTTAGGACAAATCAGTGGTCGACTTGGACAATTTGGACAAGGGCTCGGTGCGCTTGGTCAAGGCATTACCAGCATGGCTGGACAATACGGACAGCTCGGACGAAACATGGGTCAAATGGGCACAGGATTTGCTAATCTTGGCATGACCGGACAAACAGGGTTGATGAATCAAATAAATAGGTTTGACAAATTGGGACAAGCAGGACGTGGCATACAAAATCAAATGTACGGCGCTCAGTATGATGCAGCAAACAAAATGGCACAAGAGCCTTGGAAGCGTATGCAAGCGTATCAAAACATGCTTGGCATGTTGCCACAAGGATCTTCAACTACTTACGGTTCTCAAGCCGGTGGCGGTGTCGCTGATCTAATGCGAATGTTTGGAATGTTTGGCTGATGAATTGGAAAGGACGTAAAATGTTCTCTTCCGCCGTTGATATGAAAAGCGGAGGATCTGTGCCTTATCCTGGGTATCAACAAGGAGATTTAGTTATGCCTACGCCTTTGTTTGAAGAAGGCGATCAAGACATCAACATGGCCCTCAATACCATGGCAAGTACCACAAGTCCTTCAGTCAGCGATGTAAAAGAAAGTGTTTCTATGGGTCCTTCTATGGAAGATTCAATGACGATGGACCAAGGACCTATGAATTTTGATCAAGATTTGATGGGCCTTAAAGAAGAGTATCGAAACGAAATATTTAGTTTTGTAGAAAAACCAGGCGCAGTAGAAAAACTACAGCCATATTTAAAGTCAATGCAACTGTCTTACCAAAACGATTTGACAGAAATTATGAAAAAACATGGTGTAGTGGATCCTACGCCTGAACAAGATTTGTTTACACCGGAGTTTGTAGAAGAAATAAAAATGGCTTTTGGATCTGCTGGAATACAAGAAATGCAACAAGGCGGTGTTGCTTTACCTACAACTGAAGAGGAATTACAACAAATTTTTCAAGGTTCTGGTATTAATATGACATTAGATCAGTTTGACCGAATGAGCGATACCGCAAAACAAGAATTTATAAAGATAGCTATAATTCAAAAAGCTACGCAACCTACTGCAACAACAGGGTCACCTTATTCTTCTGAAGAAGTAAAAACGAGACTTGGTGAGATTATTAAAAAACGTCAAGAATTAGCGAGACAATCAGTAGCGATGCCACAAACAAAACAAGGAGGCATACTTGGGTTTGCATCGCAAGTAAACGCGCTTAGAGCTGGACAAGCGGAGGCAGAAGGCCAAGCGCTTTTAGATGAAGCGAATCTTTTAAGCCAGCTTACGACTGGAGCAGGTGTGAGTGGAACAAAGCTTACAGCAGACCAGCTAAATAGGTTGACTAAAACAGATGAAGCAGACCCTAGAACGCTAACTCAATTAACAAAAGCTGCAACAGAAACAGCTGAAGGCATGATGATGGACCCAACTGTTCATGTGCAACACGCTATAATTAGAGAAAATTCTCCTATTGGTTTTGAAAAGTTTCCACAATACTCAGGGGAAAGAGTGGCTGGTACTCAAGTTTACACTGTTGAGGACTACATAACGAATAAACTGAATCAGAAAGAAGAAACTGATTCTGAATTTGATAAAACCAACCCAAATCAAAGGATAAAGGCGGTTGCAGAAGCTTTGAGAGAGTGGACAACTTTAACTAAAATTTAAAGGAGTTAAAAATGCCTAGAGAATTAACTCCAGAAGAAAGAGAAAGGTTGGGGCTACCCCCTGTTTCTATTATAGAAACCATAGAAGACGAGCCGTCTGAACAAACACAACAACAAGACAAAGGGTTTTTCCCTACGGTTGCAACGGCTGGGCAATCCAGTTACGAAAGCACTGTTGTTGGATTGGGAAAGACAGGCCAGCTTATTCTTGAAAGAAGAGCACGAGAAGCGGAAGAAAGAGGCGACTTAGAAAAAGCAGAAGAACTAAGATTACGCGCCCAAGCTTTATTAGAAAGAAACACGGAACGAGAAGACTTAATCAAGTCTCTTGGCTCGTATCAGTCAAAGCACGGAGAAACTGGGGTTGAGCAGGTTAAAAATATAACGGACTCAAACTGGTGGGCACAAACCATTGGTGAAGTAGTGCCTGGCTCTATTCCGTTTTTAACAGGTGCATACGCTGGTGGAAAGGCTGCCGCATTGTCTCCTATCAAAAACCCTGTTGCTATCATTGCATCCGCTGCGGTAGGAGGAGGTCTTGCTGTCTTTGCTCAAGAGTTTGGAGACGCTTATGTATCTTACTTAGAAAAAAATCCAGGAGACACAGAAGGCGCAGAGTCTTATGCTATGCAAAAATCTGGGTTTTCCGCTGTAATCAACGCGGCCTCTGTTCCTTTTGGTCTTTTTGGAATAGGTAAAGGAGCGATAAAAAGAGCTTTAATACAAACAGTCATACAGCCAAACATAGGTGTTTCAGATGTTTATGTCGGCAACATCTTAGAAAAACAATACATAGATCCTGAAAAAGATCTTACAGAAGGTTTGGTGAAAGCAGCTGTCGGAGAAGGTATTTTTGAAGGTGTCGCTACTGCAAACATCGCTCGTAAACAATACATGGGTTCTAAAGATGATTTACAAAAAATACAAGACGAGTTTAACAAGAGTGTTGATGAAGGGGTAGACCAACAAGCAGAACAAGAAATACAAACTGCTTTCGGAGACATGTCTCTTGATGATTTAAAATCAATGCCTGTGCGAAACACTGAGTTTGCAGACATGGAGTTCTATCCAAACGACACTCAAGAAATAGTTTTGCAAAAAATGAAAGAGCTTAGAAAAGAAAAAATTCGTGATGAGCTGGCTGAAAAAGCGGGAGAAGAAGATGTACTTAGTCAACTTTCAAAACAAAAAATTTTAAGAGGAAAAATAGAAGAGTTTGAACAAATACCAAGAGAAGACTTGTTCAATCAATTAATGCAAGAGTTTGCAATCACAGACGCGGAAGGAAACCTTGATGAAAATGAAACTTGGGGCGCTTACAATTTTTGGGCTTCTCAAAGAGGGTATGCTCCGCCTTCAAACTTTAATGAATTTGTTGATCCAAACACAAACATAGAAGAAGATATTTTTGGTCTTGCAGAAGCGGCAACGGACAGATCAATGCGTCGTCGGGAAGGTTCAATTGCTGCTTTGGGAGTAGATGAGTTTAATAATTATGTTGATTACATAACAACACAAATTCCAAAAGACCAATTAAAACTACTTTATAAACGTTATGTTCCTGTAGAAAATCAATCGAACATAAACCAAATGAGCAACAAAGAACTGGCTTTTGGTCTTGCTGAATTTGCTTCCATATTGGAGTTGCAACAACGAAAAGAAAGTAAGACGTATGTAGAAAGTCAAAGACCTTTTAAAAGAATTTTGTCAAAAGCTTTTCCTAAATTTTTGCGTCCTGAAGGTTTTGAAAGAACTTTTGCACATCAAGTTGACGAAAACCCTAATGATCCTTATTTAAGAAAAGAAATGGAGCCCACTGGAAATGCGCTTTCTGCTAGAGGAGAAATAACAAACGAAGACGGAACGGTTGAAACCATTAATTTTGTACGAGACGGTATCGAAGGCATGGATTTTTTAGATACTTTAAAAGCAACCGAAGGCATAAGTTTTCAAGACGCCAGTCAAATGCCGTCTAATCTAGGTAAGTTGGTTGACACAGTTGACGGTGTTTCACTAGACGAAATTGAAATGACTGATTCAAACTTTCGTCTTACAGAGGTTACTTTTCCGGAAAACCTTTTGCCGCAAAACCAAAGTGATTACTACAACAAAAAAATAGTTGGGCCGTGGTTCAAAAATTTTCGTCCTGCTGGAATGACTGGGCTTGCTGTTTTTAATGCTATTAAAAGTAGTGAAGGAAGAATAAGAAGTCTTCAATATCAGGCTGAAAGACTAGGGTACAAAATTAATAAAGCGATAGCTGGTGCGGTCAGAAACAAAGAAAACAATCTGACGGAATTGGAAGCTCGTCTTATGTTTGGAAGTTTTATTAAGCAAACCAACACTTATCTTCCTTTGACAAAAGACCAAGTGCAGGGGAAAAAAGATGAGATAGTAGACATAGACAGGAAGCTAGTAGAAAACCAAGATGGTTATTTAACCAACGAACAAGTTGAGGCTTTAGAAATAAGGAAAGCTGGTTTACAAGTAGATTTAGATGGTCCTGTTCCTGTAAAGCTTGCTATAAGAAACTTACCTAAAGAAATGCAAAGCATAGCTCGTGAGTCTCGTAAAAAAATTGATGCGTTGTCGCAAAGAGTTTTAAATGAAAACATTGGTAAAGAACTGAGCGAAGAAGAAAGAACAACGATTGAAGATGCCATAGGAGAATACACAACAAACATTCTTGGGTTTTATGAAACCGAACTTGGTTTTAATCCTAAGTTTGACAAGAGTGCTCTAGGCACCGCTCTTAATTTTGTCGCGGGCGATATCACTTTTAAGAAAAGAAAAATGGCTAAAGAGCTTTATAACAGAGCGGTTACATCTGTTTCGGTTGCTCATCAAAACGATCCAAAATTTAAACAAGCAAAAAATGATACCATCAGACGATTGATGGCTGAAAACATTGTAGATAATTATTTAACAAACGGTGCAGAAACCGCAAAAACAGAAATATTGCAGTTGAAATCAACACTAAGGTCCACCTCTGAAGCCAACAACTTTCAAATGTCGCAAGGTTTAAAACTTAGGCCTAAGAAATACATGCCTTATCCTATAAGAAAACTTTTAGGAGAGGTTACGGAAAAAGAACCGGATATATTAGTGGCTTCTTCTTTTGCTCGTGTTGCTCAACTTGTTGAAAGAAACAAATTTTACAACGAGCTTTTGGAAATAAACAGTAGACCGGGAGAGATGTTTTTGTCGCCTGTCAGAAACGATGCAGCAGGGTTTACTCATAGGATTGCGGACGATCCTCTCAACCCTCTGTCTGGTATGTATACCTCAAAAACATATAAACAAGCTTTAGAAACAGATAGCTTAGATGATGGAAGCGTACAATCAATTGTTTATCGCTTTTATAAAAATCTATTCCTTGTTCCAAAAGGGCTGACGCAATATGGAATGGTTGTAATTAGTCCAGGAACACAGGTGAGGAACTTTGAGGGCGCTTTTATGATGCACGCATTTACTGGAAACTTGTTTACACTAAGTAGTGTGG